GCTCCGTCTTGTGTTCTGCGTTCCCGATGAATTTTATATAGTGCAGATTTTTTTCTCTCGCAAGAGAAAAAAGTAAGGTTCGCAAAAAAATACCGCCCGGTTAGGGGCGGTATGAGGGAGGGTTTGTCAGGTCTGCGCGAACGAAGTTCGTCGCCGTCATCATCAGCCGCCACGGGAAGGCGGTAAGCCCACATTATAACAACGCATGGGCGAAAGCAAGAGCTTGACGGCGGATGGCAAGCCCCACAAAGTGAAAAGCCCGAGGGTTCCGGCCAGGAATCCACCTCGGGCTTTTCAATCCATTCGTGCGCGCTTTCGCGCGCCCTTTGTCGTGTCCACACACATGACAACAGCTATGTCAAAAAGGACAATAAATGACAAATCCTGACAACGCAACATCTGGTGCGTTTGTTCCCGCGTCCCCCATGGAAAAAGCCTTGATGCTCGCTAGGGCTGGTGTGCCGGTGTTTCCATGCGCCGAGCGCAACACGAGCCGGCTCAAGGCCAAATCGCCGCTTACCAAAAACGGGTTCAAGGATCGCTCCACCGGCGAGAAAGTGATTCGCGGCTGGTGGAAGAAGTGGCCGGATGCGCTGACCGGCGTGGTGCCTGGCGATGCCGGCGCCGTCGTGATCGATCTCGACATCAAGAAGGGTGTGGATGGCGTGGCCGCATTCCGCGAACTGGTGCCCGATTACGAAGACTTCCCGGCGATGCGCACGCCGAGCGGCGGCGAACACATCTGGATGGCCGCGCCCAGGGGCGAGCTCGGCAATGCTCGCGGCGCGCTGCCCAAAGGCATCGATGTGCGCTGCGACCACGGCTATGTGTGTCTGGGCGTGCTGGCGGACGGTAGCGCTTACGAGGATTTGGGCGGCGTGCTGGACACGCTGCTCGATCCGGCCGGCGAATGGCCGCGTATGCCCCGCGTGGTGCGGGAAGCGCTGGCGGCGGTGCCCGAGGCAAAGACCAACGCCAAACGCCACGACTATACCCGCGACAACTACAGCGCCGACTATCAGCCCTGCACGCTCAAGCAGGTGCTGGAGCAGACGCCCACGCTGCGCAAGTGGCGGGATGGTGACGGGCGCAGCGAGGACGCCTACAGGTGGCTGCTCGCCGCCGTGGGCGGCATGTGCCAAGTGCTGGAGCGGGATGCCCGCGATTTCGGCGCCGACGAGACCAAGAACCTGTGTGAGCTCGCTATAGACGCCGATCTCGACTTCCTCGGGCACTATGAGGACGGCGGCGGGTGGGGCAAGCTTGGCTACGATGCCGAGCGCGCCATAGAGCAGGCAGCGGCCGAATACGGCACCGGCTTCGATCATCACAAAAAAGTGATCGAACAGAAAAAAGCAAAGGCACGTGACGAGAAGCTGCCCGAAGGCGTGCAGTTGCACGATTTCGTCTCAAACCTGGAGGACGGCATGTATTGCTTTCTCCCGCGGCGCACATTCTGGCCAGCCAAAAGCGTCAACGCGGTCATTCCGCCCCAAGGCACGTATGAAGACCACGACGGTAAGGAAAAGCCGCTCAAGGCGCATATGTGGCTGGATAGGAATGCGCCGGTTCACATGATGACGTGGGCGCCCGGCGAGCCGCGCTTGATCGAGGATAAGATGTATGTGGACGGCGTGTGGTGCGAATGGCCGCTGTGTAACGCGCTCAACCTGTACAAGCCGCCCGTCGAGCTGCACGGCGATCCCAATGACGTCGCGCCGTGGCTGGACCATCTCAAGCGCGTTTATCCATCTGATTGGCAGCACGTCGTTTGCTGCCTGGCGCACCGCGTGCAGCGGCCGGCTGAGAAGATAAACCACGCGCTCGTGCTCGGCGGACCGCCGCGCATCGGCAAGGATACTATCCTCGAACCGCTCAAGCACGGCGTGGGGCATCCTAACTTTGCCGAGATAGCGCCCGATATCGTGGCCGGCGCATTCAATGGCTACATGAAAAGTGTGGTCCTGCGCATCTCCGAAGCGCGCGACCTTGGCGACATCAACCGCTATGCGTTTTATGAGAAGACAAAGACGATCATTGCCGCGCCGCCGGATACGGTTTCCATAAACGAAAAGCACATGAAGCCGTACGACGTGCCGAACATCACCTTCGTCCTGATCACCACGAATTACAAGTTCGGCGGCCTGTATCTGCCGCTCGATGACGGGCGGCACTATGTGGCGTGGTCCGAGGAGACGAAAGAGGACTTCGACGAAGGGTACTTCGACAGTATATGGAAATGGTACGATCTTGAAGGCAGCCGGCGTGGGATAAGGAACGTCGTTGCGTACCTGGCACAATATGATCTGTCGAATTTCAACCCCAAATCGCCGCCACGAAAGACAAAAGCATTTTACGAAATGGCGGAAAGCCACATGTCGGACGATGAGGGCGAGATCGCCGAAGCGCTGGAACAGTTAGATTATCCTGACGTAGTGACGGCGGAATTATTGGCAACGAAAAATGCAGCGCTGCTATTGGTGTTCAAGGACGTAAAAAATAAGCGGCGCGTAGCGTCCACATTGGACCGGTGCGGGTACTCAAAAGTGGTGAATCCGAATGCACAAAGCGGTAGATGGCGTATCGGGAGTGACAAGGTGGTGGTTTACGGGCGCAAGGAATTATCGTTTCAGCAGCACGCTAGGGCGATAAAACAGCTCGTTTAGGACCACATCCGGGCCTGTTGGGCCTGTTGGGCCTGATCGCTCATTTAAGGGTATTTTTCTCTGTTCATATTCATATTCATCTGGTGTTCTCTATTTGTTCTAGAAAAAGGTGTGCAAAACACGCGAGGATGAACAAGATGAACAAAAACGTGAAAATTAGGCTTAAATGAGCGATCAGGCCCAACAGGCCCAACAGGCCCAAACGCGACAGCAATGTGGATTTAGGTGAAAATAGGAGGCGAAAATGTCTGCAAAAATAAAATGCGGTGTAACTTACGTATCGAGCAAAGGCTCGCGTTGGAGCGGCACTGTTCTGGAGGTTTTAGGCGGCGGATATCTTTTAGTGTCGGTGGTGCGCGTTTCTTGTATCATGGATAATCCCGCGGAAGAGGAAATCCGCATAGTTCATGTGGCGCGTGCCGCAGAATATGAATGGCGTTTTTATATGGGTGCGGCTGCGAAGAATGAGCTGGTTAAGTGGCGAGCGAGTTGGCTTGAATGGGCGAAGTTTCGGGAGAAAATTTTAAGCGAAAAGGCACAGGCGGCGGCACGTCATGACAGCGAATAACGACGACGATGAAAAAACGCGCGCGGCCTTTGCGAAATTACGCAACGGCGGCAACGCGCGCGCGCGACGCCCGAGTTACCGTGAGGTAGCCGTTCCGCATCAGCCGTGGAAAAAAGGCGAACTTCCCAAGCATGCGGATGGAAGCCCGGCGAGCCGGCCGATCGTGAAAGGCGAGGTGCGCAACCCCACGGGCGAGAACGGCCGTTCGCTCACCGCGCGCGAGGTGCGCAATCTGGCGCGGGAAAAGACGCCGCGCATGATGCAGATATTGGAGGAAATCGCTGAGGATGTGGACGCCAAGCCGCAAGCGCGCGCGGCCGCGGCTAACTCGCTCATCGATCGCGGCTACGGCAAGGCCGTGCAGCCGGTCGCCGAGAGCTCGGCAAGCGTCTTCGAGGATATGGACGAAGAACAGCTTGACGGGTATATTCTCGACGGTGCACGCGATTTCGTTGCGAGTAAGCGCGCGGATGGAGTGTACGAGATTGAGCCGGGTGGTGCTGGCGAGACGCGAAAGAAGAAAGGCAAAAGCGATGTGTAGTTTTATGGCCGGTGGCCGATTGCTGACGAACGCCGAAAAAGTGGCGCAGATCGACAGCGAACTGCGGTTTGCCCGCAAGGCATTGGAGGACGCCGAGGAGCTGCCCGCGCGAATAGCATGGTTGGAGCAGCGTAGGGCGGAATTGGTTCCTGCGACCGCGGCGGAAGCGTGCGAGCCCGTGCAATGACCACGATCGCTTTCGATGGCCGCTACCTTGCCGCTGATACGCTTGGCGTGCGCGGCGGTAACCGGTCTGAGCAACCCTCATGCAAGATCGCGGTGCAAGACGGCTACGCGTTCGCCTTCGGCGGCATGTGGGGGCACTTTCGTCAGCCGCTTATGGCGTGGGCGCTGGCCGCGTTTCGGGACGCTGACCCGCCTGAGTGGCGCTTCTGCCCGGCCAAGGATGTGGAAGGCGTCATGCTGGTCACGGCGCGTATGGGTGGCCTATTGGTGTTCACGCACGAGGCGCCCTATCCCGACCACGAAGTGTGGCCGTTCGCCGTCGGCACGGGCGGTGATATTGCGCTCGGCGCGATGGGCGCGGGCGTGACAGCCATGGAAGCCGTCACGCTGGCCATGCGGTGGGACTTGAAGACGGGCGGCGAGGTGGATTTCATCGACACGGAATGGCTCGACAAGGGCGTGCAGCGGTGGGATTACGAACCGCGAAATACGCCGCTTACAGAAGCGGTGAAGCCTGTGTGCGACACGCATGGAACACCGATTCGCGACTATGTGAAGTTTGGCGTTATCGGCCGTGCCGAGATGTGCGACCACGGCTATGTGCGCGCGACGTGCGCCACTTGCGGGTGAGCCGTGCATCTCGCCGAACGCATACGCGCGCTTGAAGATGAGCTCGGGCCCAAGCGCGCGCTTGCATTGGCGATGCACACACAGCGCTTGAAGCGTGAGCGCCGCTTGCAATCCGGGCCCGGCGGCTTGCTGCATTTCATCCGCTATTTCTGGCGCGTCCTCGAGCCTGATCAGCCTTTCAAGGAAGGGTGGGCGCTGGAGGCCATGTGCCTGCACCTGGAGGCGGTGCACCGTGGCGACATCCTGCGGCTGCTGATCAATATCAGCCCCGGCTCGATGAAGAGCCTTCTCGTCAACGTGTTCTATCCCGCATGGCGCTGGAGCGCGGGCGGCAAGCCGTCGGCGAGCTTTTTGGCGTTCGCCTATTCCAGCGTGCTGACCGAGCGCGACAACGCCAAGCTGCTAACGCTGTTGCAGTCGCGCGAGTTCAAGGCGTTGTGGGGGCATGTCTTCGCGCTGACCGAGCAAGGCAAAATCCTTGTCGGCAACGATAAGCGCGGGTGGAAGCACGCGTCGTCAGTGGGCGGCACATCCACGGGCTTGCGCGCCGATTGCGTGTTGATGGATGACCCGCACGCCATCAATGATGCCGAGAGCGAGGTGAAGCGGCCGAACACCTGCCGTTGGTTCAAAGAGAGCATGTCCAACCGCCTCAACAACATGGACACGTCCAGCATCATCGTGATCATGCAGCGCAGCCACGAAGCTGATGTGGCCGGCATGATCCTGGACGAAATGGGCGGCTATGTGCATCTCAATGTGCCGCTATTTTTTGAACCGGACGCGCGCTGCGTCACGATGGTGAAGGGTCGGGAATTCTGGCGCGACCCACGCACCGTCGAAGATGAGGTTTTCTGGCCGGAGCGCTACAACGCGCGCGGCATCGAGGAAATCTTGAAACTCGGCGAGCATGTGGTTGTCAGTCAGTACCAGCAGCGGCCCGAGCCGCGCGGCGGCGGCTTGTTCAAGCGCAGCTATTGGCAGGATTACGGACCGCATATCAAGAACGGCAAATTCCCGCCATTCGATTACATCATCGGCTCGCTCGATAGCGCCTTCACCGAAAAGGAGATGAACGACCCGTGCGGCTTCTCGGTGTGGGGCTGTTTCCGCGATCCGAACGGCGCGCGTTCGGCGCTGCTGCTCACCGCTTGGCGCAAGCATCTGCGGCTCAATGGCCATTGCCGCGAGAAGGCCAAGGGCGAAGGCTGGGAAAACTACAAGCAGGAGACCGGCGACAAGTGGGGCGTGGTGCAGTGGATGCGCTACGAGATGGCGCGTTTCAAGGCCGATCATCTGCTGATCGAGAACAAGGCTAACGGTCACGACATCCACAACGAGATTGTGCGCCAGTCCGAACACGACCCGTGGAGCGTCGAGCTGGTCGATCCGAAAAACCTGGACAAATGGGCGCGCGGCATGCGCGTGCAGCCGATTTTCGACGAACAGATGGTGTGGTGTATCAAATCCAAAGCTTATGCTAAGCTGATGATCGATGACGCCGCCAGCTTCCCGCGCGGTCGCTTCAAGGACTTGGTGGACAGCATGACGCAAGTCTTGTGGTGGCTGCGCAAGCACGGGTTCCTCGAAAGCGCCAGCGTGTTGCAGGTGCGGCGTGTCAACGAGGCGCGGCGCGTGGGCAAGCAGCGGGCGCCGAAGGCGCTCTATCCGGTGTGAGGCAGTATGGCAGGACGACCCGAGGACCAATGGCCCGGCCGCGACGGCGATTACGAGCCTATGCACGGCGTAGCGAGCCTCACAGGGCGCGCGCCGCGTTTGGAGGCATCAGACAGCGCCCGAACCCTTCCCGGCCTGCCACGGGGCAGCGCTGAGCCGCTGGACACGGATTTCGAGGAGATTGAGACCGGTGACGGCGGCGTTATCGTCCGTTTGGGCGGCATCGAGCTGCTGGAGGACGAAGACGACGGCGCCGACGACAACCAAGACGCGGATGATGGCTTTTACGACAACCTAGCCGAGCAGATGAGCGAGAGCGATCTCGCCATGCTCGCGCAGGAAGTGCTGGAGGGCATAGACGCCGACATCGCCAGCATGCGCAAATGGCTTGGCGATTACACGCGCGGGCAAACGCTGCTCGGCATCGAGGTCAAGCAGCCGAAGGTGGAGGCGAGCGGCGAGGGCGTAAGTCAGGTCGACCACCCGCTGTTGCTCGATGCCTGCATAGCCTTTCAGTCCAACGCGCGCGCCGAGATGCTGCCGGCGAGCGGCCCGGTGAAGATCGACAATTCCGGCAAGGAAACATCGATCACCGATAGCCAAGCCGAAAAGCTGGAGCGCAGCTTCAACGAATTCCTGACCGTGCGCTGCCCCGAATATGTGCCTGATTTCGATCAGGGCATTTTCCAGTGGGGCTTTGGCGGTATGCTCATCCGCAAGGTGTTCCACTGCCCCTTGCGCCGCCGGCCGGTCGCTGAGACCGTGCAGCCCGGTGATTTCATCGTCTCGAATGACGCCAAGACGCTCACCAATGTGGGCCGAAAGACGCACCGCTCGCAAATGCGCCAGTCCGTTATGCGCCGCATGCAGTATTTGGGCGCCTATCGCGATGTGCCGTTGCAGGCACCGAGCCGCGACACCACGCAAGTGGAGCAGAAAACCGCCAATATCCAGGGCACCACGACCACAACGAGCCGGGTGCAGGATGAGGAGTATACGGTTTATGAAACCTGCCTCGATTACGACATGCCCGGCGACGAACACACCGAAAAGGGCAAGGCCACCGGCTTGCCGCGGCCCTATATCGTCACCATCGAGAAAGACAGTCGTATTGTGCTCGAAGTGCGTAGAAATTGGCGCCGCGATGATGCTAATTTCACCGAGCGCAAACGTTACATTGGTTATCCGTTCGTGCCGATGTTCGGCTTTTGGGCAACCGGCCTTCTCGGCATTCTGACGAACACGGCGAGCGCTCTCACCGCGGCGTGGCGCATCATGCTCGACAACGGCATGTTTGCTAATTTTCCCGGCGGCATGTATCTGAAAAACGGGTCTCGCCAGCAGGATA